AGTTTTAGTTTGCAGTCAAACCACCTGAACCATCCAATGAGACGAATGGGTTTGCAACTAGACCATAACGAGTCTTGAAGCCAATCTTTGGCTGGAAGCTGTTAGGATCAACTGCACGAACCATCTGGAGAGGAACGTATGGGCAATAGAAGAGACCAGCATCGAAAGCTGAAGAACCCTTGTAACCAACAACGAAGAACTGGTTAGCAGATACGTTAGCAGTATATGGATCGACATAAACTTTGTACTTGCCATTGAGAACACCAGCGAAAGTAGTTGAAGTATCATCAATGTTCAATGCGCTATTTCCTTGAAGAGCAGGAGTATAGTCAAGAACGCCAGCCATTGCTAAAGCAGAAGCAACGTCAGCTGAAGTGATGATGAAGTTACCACGACCACGACGAGTCTGTTGACCGATAGCATTAGCTTCACGTTCGATCTGGAACATCAAGCCTTTGAATTTTTCAACTGACCAACGACCATTTGAGTCAACGTCAAGATCGAAAGTACCAGCAGTAGCTGTACCAACTGCAGCACCTGGTTTTGCAGTGCTATAGATAGTGCGGATAACTTCACGATTGATTTCAGAAAGAATTTCTGTTGAAAGAATATTGCTCAATTCGCCTTCTGCATCAAGACCATGAACAGACTTCATGTCCTGTGCGAGTTCGATTGAGTATTCTGCTTTCAAAGCACGAGTCTTAGCAGTTACAGAAGTCTTTTCGATTGAGAAAGCCATCTGACCGAAAGAACCGTCACCAGCGCCACCCTGTCCAAGACGCTCGCCATCAGCAGTAGCAAGACCAGTACCAGTAGTATTGGCAGCTGGATCCCAGCTTGAACCAGCATGTGTGCCAGTGCCTGAGAAGTCAGTATCAGCTTCGTTGAAGAGAGCTTCAGTACCACCCATAGTGCTATAACGTGACTTCATTGCGAAGATCAAGCCAGTTGGCTGAGTCATTGGCTGAACGCCAGCAACGTCATAAGCGATGAGCTGTGGCATTGCACGACGAACCAAGCTGATCAATACTGGATCAAACTTAGCCATACCGCCAGTGTCACCATAAGAACCAACAGCATTTGTTGGAGCAGCTTCGTTCAATTCACCAATGGCTTCGTGACCACGACGAATTTCACGCTCTTGGTTTTCAAGAAGAACAGCTGTAACTTCTTTGATGTATTGATTTTTAATTGGAGCAGAACCCTCATGCTCGAGGACTGGTGCCCACTTTTTAACTAAATCTGTACGATTTGTTGTCATTTTTTTATTTCCTTTACTTTTTGTTTTTGTTGAGTGCTGATAGATAAGCTGACATAGTTGGATCAACTGTTTTGACCTGTTCTGTCAATTCTTCTACTGGAGCATCAGTTACTACAGATGTAACACCTGAAGCAACTTTAGTAGTGAAGTAATTTTCACGTATTGTTTTCACTTTTTTCTCGAAAGAATCAGCGTCTTCGAATGAAAGTTCTTCAACAAGACTATTGAACTTTTCAGTTTCAGTATCTGTAAGACCTTCACTCACTGTCTTAACGATTTGGTCTCTCTTTTGACTAGAAATGGTTTTGCTCATTTCTACATTAGCAGCAACCTGTTCATTAAGTTTTGCTTCTAATTCTTCAACTTTTGATTCCATATCTGCTAAAACATCAAACTTTTCTTCTGGAACATCAATATAATGTTCTTCGAAAAGATTTTTCAATCCACTGATAAATCCTTCGAGGATTTCAGACTTCATACCACGCTCAAGGGCAATTTCATTATTAGCGATCCACTGTTCGGCAATATAGCCGAGATATCCATCAACCTGTTCAACAAGTCCCTCAATATTCTTTGCAACTTGATCTTCAAGTTTGCTTTCGAATTCTTCTTCTAAACGAGCAACTTCTTCTTTAACACGAGTCATAACTGCAGCTTCGTAGATAGTAGTTGCTTTTGTTTTAAATTCTTCAGATAATTCTTCACCGTTAAATAGAGCTTCCATATCTTCTTTAACAGTATTACCTTGACGAATTGGAGATCTATCGCCATTCTTTGGGTTAGATCCTTCTGGTGCCTTTTCAGCTTCCTTTTCGTCTTCCACGTTGTTACGTGCATTATCTGGATTAGGTGTTTCGCCGCCATTCGGTACAGCATTACCTTGACGAATAACTGACTTTTCGCCAGCTGCTTCATCCAATCCTTCATTTAGTTTAGCCGCTTTTGATTCGGCTAACAATTCTGAAATTTTTTGTTCGATTGACATCGTTGTATCTCCTAACTGGATAGTTCTATTAAATTATTTATAATTTATCTGATTTTACTCAGGAAATTTTTGAAAGCACG